ATGAGGACGCGAGCAAGCAGCGTTGAATGTGCTCCCAATCATTGATTGCGAGGGAAGGTGTTTCGCGGTGGTCTACGAGCAGACCGGGGATCGATTTACTCTCGTATAATTTTACCAGCTTAAGGGAAGGCTGGTAAACTAGAATAAAATCACGTTTAGTCCTAGTTAAATGAAACAATTTTTGATGAGGTGAAAAGTGTATTTTATTACCATTAGCTATCTTAAGCTCAACCATAAAAAAACCACAAGAATCGTTGTATCCCAATAGATCTGGCACACCAAAGGATGCCCAAGACTCCAGTCTAGTCCACTGAATCTTGGGTGTATTCTTCTTAACTAACTTCCAAAATTTGCTCTCTGGTTTCACCGGATTTGTTATATATTACAGGACATAGAAGTAAATAAAAACAGGACAAAAACAGGACTTATTTTGCAAAATGCATACTTTTTTGCTATAAATACGTCGTATGACAGAAGTTACAAAGAAGCCCAGAGGTAGGCCGCCGGCTAGAGCATTAACTAAAAAACAAAAAACATTTGCTGAGTTATATGTGTGGGAGAGAGGCAATAAGAATAATACTCAGTGTGCCTTTGAGGCAGGTTACAAAACTAGAGCAACCAAAGCAGCATCAGACTTATTAAACAGAAGAATGTATCCTTTAGTTGGTAAGTATATTGACCAGCTAGAAAAAGAACAAGAGATGAGATTTAGAATAAATAAATCAATTCATATGCAAGACTTAGGTAAAATTAAAAATGCATCTATGGGACAACCTTCAACATATTCTGTGGCCCAAAGAGCTGAAGAGAATAGAGGTAAGGTGATGGGTTATTATAAGAATGAAAACATTAATACCAATGTAAACATTCAGTTAGATAATATGTCTAAAGAAGATTTAATAAAAGAGTTTGATTCCTTCTACCAAGATAAAATGAAAGATGTTACCCCAACAAAAGAACAAGTAGAATCAGAACAAGAGTCAAGCCCTGAACCCGATTAGTCATTTCATTAGCTATACAATAGAACTCGTGTACTTTAGCTTTTATTCTTTTTAATGTTTCCATAATTTACTCCCTGTGGATTAGGACCACGTACTGGTGGTATTTCTTTCCATTTTACATTGGGCATATTCTTTGTCAATGTAGGATTTCTATCTGCTTTATTTCTTAATGATTGCTTATAGCTTTCATTAAGATCAAATTGTTCTTGTTCTATTTTATCTTTCATTAATTTTTTCCATCTTAATTATACACCCTTTTGGAAATACATTTCTATCACTAAATAATTCTTCATTTTCTTCGTAAGATGCAAACGTCCAAATGTATTTTTTATTTTTATCAAATAGATATGCGTGAGTTATCATTGTAGCTGGTGTTAATCCAAGTGAGTCGTGAGCTGTCGCGTGCCCGGAATCACCCGTCGGATCGATCCAGGTAATTTTATAATAGTAATACCGCTTCTTGTTAATGACAACAGATTTATATTTAGATTTTTTAGGACGTCTCATATTTACTTATATACTGTATAGTAGGATTTTTGGGCAAAAAAGTTTTCAAAAATAAAAAAAAGGTCGCGCGCGTCGAGTAGCAGAGTGTGCCAAGTGTGCCAAGAGAAATATTTGCCGTGGCACAGCTATAACCTTTGGTATTCCTCACTAATAGCCTAAAAACAGGACTGTGCCAAGTGTGCCAGAGGTTTTTTCTTATCACAAAAAAAAATAATAGGGGCAAAAATCTCACTATACGTGGCACAGCTAGACTCCCATCTTTTTGGTGAAATTAAGGCTGGACGTATTTGTGCCATAATTGATAATTTTCTTAACACCAGGGCCCTGCAGCTCTATATCTGCATATGGTTTCCACTGTTTACGAATCAGATTTAGTTCTAAAATCAGATTCGACCATTGTTTGGGACTTATGTTTGTCCCGACTATAGTCACCTTTTTCATAATCTATACACAATTTACCTTCTAAATGGTCCATTTCGTGCTGTATGCACCTGGCTTCTAGATTGTAAAATGTTTTTCTTTGCTCCTTTCCATCCTGATCTTGATACTTTAGAATAATTCTAAGGTGTCTTTTAACATCACCGGTCTTACCTGGAGCTGATAAACAGCCCTCAGTATCACGTAATGTTTCAATAGATTTCTCTACAATTTCTGGATTAATAAAAACTTTTGAATTGTCACCACTACGAGAACAATCCATAACAAACATACGCAGTTGATATCCAACTTGTATGGCAGCTAAACCTATACCAAAATTTTGATACATAGCCTTAGTCATAAATCTAATTAATCTACTAGTCTTATCATCTAATGGAAAAGGCACGTTATTACTTACTGATCGTAAAAATACGTCAGGATACTTGACCAATTCTATATGCATAAGTGCCCCGCAGTCTCCCGTGAGGCACCTATTAGGCCCTTATCCATTATGGATTCTTTATACATTTTTTTTATAGCTCATTGTTTGATCATAAATTAAACCTTTGTCACCTTTGATAACTACTCTCCAGGCGTGACTACCATTTATCTTACCTATTAATCTGCTTTGTTGCAGCTCTATATTAGAAATTTCTGCTAGTCTTCCATCTTGCATTTCTATAAATACTTCACAATCAGAGATAGCTGTGCCTCTCTGACCATCAGTGAATTTTCCGAGAACTTGTTGAATGTCCCTTAGTCTCATTTATCTTCCTTCCTATTTGTTTTACTAATTCGTACCATTTTTTTCTCCACATCTCTCTCATTTCACCACTAGTTTTGTTATACATTTTATAAATATTATCTAGACGTCTTTGTTCTTGAGCTATAATACTCATCTACCCTCCTTAAAAAGTTATGTGCGTGTTTTTTAAATTCTTCTCCCTCAACAATAAACTCTTGATAGTAGTTATCTTTACTACACATCATAACAACACCTTTGGATATAGTTGTACCAAATAATATATTATGAGCCATTGCATACGCAGAGAGCTGCATAAAATAATCATCAATCCATTCTTTACGTTTTGGTTTATTGGTTTGTTTGAAGTCTATGATTGCATCTTGGCCCTTGTGTATTCCAACCAAGTCTGTCTGGCCTGCGTATAGACCAGGATAATATAAGGTACATTCTGTGCCGTAATATTCTGTAACATTAGATAGTCCACTTTGTATAACTTGAATAGCCATATTGTGAGCTTGTTTACCAACAGCTGTCTCATCAAGATAACCTTGCTCCAGGATATATTTTTCTAGAATCTTGTGCATCGCCGTTCCACGCGCCGCGCTCTCCGATTTGATTTTCTCGGCAGCCTCTTCACCTACACGTTCAGTCCACGCCTTCAACGATTCGCGCTTCTCGGCAGATTGAGTAAGATCTAAGATAGTCGTGACTGATGGCAATTTTTCTTTATCAAACACATAGTGTCTTTTACCTTCAATCTTTTCTCGTTGAGTCTTTGGGTATTTAAAACTATTATTCCTCTTCATAACCATACCCTTCTTTTCTATTCTTATATAACTTACTCCAGGACCAAGAATTAATGGCTCCAGAATAGTGGTAAATTTTTTCTAACATATATTTAATTATCTTTTTCACTCGTAATTATCCATCGTAAAGCAGTAGTACTAGGATCAAAGCCATCAAACTTAGCGCTACAATTGGTTAAAAATATAAAACTAATTATTAGTATTATTCTCATTATGTACCTTGTTAATTATTAAATAAGCAACAATAGCTCCGATTAGTATCGCAATCAAACCTATCGCTAACATTCCAAACCCATACCCTATACTCATTCTAAAGCCATTTTAATTTTATAATCTTCTAAATTTACAACTTTATCATTCATTAACTTACCTTCGTAATGATCTAGAATCTGTTGAATCTTAGGTAGCTTCGTGTGGGCGTGTGGCCACAGAATACAACACACGTAAAACGCGTCTCTAAAAGTACAACGCCATTTGTATTGCATTAAAAATTTTGTACCATCTTTACGTAAACCTTTTCTAGGTTTTTTATTTAGCGTGCCAACACCTAGTACTTCGTGAACCCACTTTAATACGGATTGATCTGTCATAGTTATCTCCATACTAATCCGTTGTGAGTTTGAATATCTAAACCCAGGTCCTTTGTGTTTCTTTTTTTTCTCGGGTCGTTTAGCAAAATAGATGCTGCCCTCACCATCAAAAAGTCCTGCAATGTATGCTGCTTGTTCACTAGTTATCGTCATAAAGTATCTGTTCCTTACCATCGTAGTCGTAATAATATCCGGATACTTTCTTCTTTCTTTTATATTTCTTTTTAGATTCTACTTTTCTTTGTTTAAATTTTGGAGTTCGTAAAATTTTTGCTATAATATTTTTAATCATTGTAGCCTTGATGAACCAAACGATTCTAAAAATTCTAATGTAGGTTCTTCTATTTTTAATTCACCGGCAGAGTCACATTGTTCGCATTGTATAATTTTTTTATCCTCTTTAATGAAACCATTACCACTACACACAGGACAAATACACGAGTGTTTAGCTATTTTTATTACTTTTCCCATTTGCTTTTGCACCTTTGTTATCCATAAAAAATCTGATTAATCTTCCAATCATCTTTGATCTGGTCCTATTAGTTTTTGTAGCAAGTACACCTAGTTGTTCCCAGTCTTCGCGTGGAACAGATAGTGATTTATATTTAGCTGGATCAGCCATTGTTTCTCCCTTCTATTGTTTTAGAGATGTGATTATTTTTTTTATTTTTATACTCTATAAAATACTTTTTCTTTGGATCAAGTTTACGTTGTAATTTTTTAAGAGACATTGCTTGCATCTCTTGTGCTTCTCCAACATCCACACTCTCTTCTGTATGTGGTTTTAACTCTCTCACTTTGTATGTATAACGCATATTTCCTTTCTTGTTTTGATTATTCTCACATATGGGAATATATATTATAAAATATAATTTGCAAGTATTATTTTTTTATTATAGAAAGAAAGTCTCTTCTCACACCTTTTGTTTGTTCGTCCCTTTCTTGGGACGGGCAGACATTAAGAATTAATCCCAGGTTCTAATGTGTCAGTTTTGTGGCACTCAAATTTTATATAGATATTGTGTTTGTTAACCTCTTCACGTCCCATATCTTGTGTCATACTAGCAGCGGTTGTATAACCTGCCATCATACAAGAATACTCATCTTTAAAAAGTTCTGGTGAAGTTATAGGTGGTATACAATTTTGTGCTACTCCAGAGCATATAAACATTACTAACATTATTTTCATTATTTTCCTTGGCCACGATATTTTTTAAAATTTTTTCGTTTACTTTTGTTCATTTTACAAAGACTAGGGTGACGCCCAATCGATGTTTTGTGATGCACAGGTTCGTGCGATACAAAATCTTTAAATTTTTTAGCCATCGTCTAACCACTCTTTAACAAAAGGTTTACCACCATCTGCTGGTGCAGTGATTACAGGTAAGTAAGTTATCTTACCATTGATGTGCTGTTCTAAATCTGAACCACAACTCATACATCTAAAAAACTCTTGGGAAATTCCAACTAACATTGTAAATTGATCACACGTAGGACATTTACCATTTACAATTTCTGCCTCTATTTTAAATTTTTGTTTTTTCATTATTTTATTATTCTTATAATTCTTTTTCTATCTTGGTAGACCTCTGTCTCTGCTTCTACCTTTTTACATTTGAAGACTACTCGTTCTGGATTTACTTCTTGTTTAGCTACGCGCTTTGAATAAAGGCAAGCTTGTAAAGAATCTTTGTAAACGTGTTCTATCATCTTTCCGTTTAATTCTAATATCAATGCAAATACAATCTCTATCATTGATGACCATTTCCATTTCTAATTAATTTTTCTACGTCTTCTGTAAGTTTTTTTGTTCGCTCTTGTAAAAATTCTATGTTGTGTTGTAAATCTTTTTCAAACAATTCTAATTTTGTGCTGTGCTGGTTGAGCTTCTCATTGATACCGAAATAAGCCCACGTTCCAATTGCAACGAGCGCGATCAAAGACGCAACCGTCTTCATAGGCATCTGCACTTTTGCTTCTTCTGATATTGTTAATGGTTGTTTACTCATCTAATTTTGGTTTTGGTTTTGGTAGTATATACCCATCTGGCGGCATTTTCAATGTGCTGTTATTGTTATCCAAAGTCTTAGACTCTGGATTTTCTTTAATATAATCTTCTTTTAATTCATCCCAGAGACTACCTGTAGGCATTGTTTCTACTTCATCTACTTGTGGTATTACACCTCTGCATTTTGATACTAATAATGCAAAGTTTTCATTTTGTGCAAGACTTGGATTTCTATTTACTTTGTTACACATCTTCATAAGTTCTAATTGTTGTTTGATTTGTGCATTTTCTTTTGATGTTTTACAGTCTGTGCCTAAATATTTTCTAAATGATAATCTTAATTCTTGAGAGTTACTTTCATTCCAACTACGATCGTAATTATCATATTCGTAATCACGATTAGATACAGACACATCTACTTCACCACATCTAGTGCTGCCGTCGTTAAGATATTCGTTTCTAGGATATGCAGGATTTACACAAAATGCTAATAGAGATAGCAGTATGATTAGTATACCTGTAAAGTAATAATTCATCCTGGCAATCTCCATAGTTCATCCTAATAATTTATTTCCCTGTTCAAATCTTTGATGTCGTATTCCATTTGTCTAACCTTATCAGCTAGAACTTCGTATAAATTTTCAGCCATCTCCCAAGT